GCTGGGGTTCGAGCGGCAGCGGCACCTCGCCGGTTGCCGGGATCGGCCATGAAAAGGGCCGCCCCCGATGGAAGGGCGGCCCTAATGCAACCTCGGGATCACCTTGTCGAAGATGGGCACCTCCCCGTGCTGCGCGCTGCATCGTCCTAAGTCCCTTAACGCGGCACCGCGCGGGCAGGTTTGAGCGGCAGCGGCAAAGGAGGGGAGCGGGGGAGGCGACTGGACGGATCGCCGCTAGGAGGGGATGAGTCACCTAGCCCGCCCCGCCAGCGGATCATGCTGACCGCACCTCAACCTGGGATAGGCACAGCCGCGCGAGGTGGCATCACGGGCAGCGGCGCTGGCGCGGTGCGGAGGCGTTGCTCTGGCTTGAGAACAGCCATTCCCAAGCCTGAGCAGAGGCTGCCTTAATCCCCGTCCCCGACCCGCTGGCGAAGGGCTGAGGCGGCCACCCGCCGGGCAAAAGGAAGGCCGCCTCTGCAGGAGAGGCGGCCTGAAAGTGGCCAGACCCCGTAGGGAGAGGGGTCGGCCGGTCAACGCCACGCGCCCTCGGCGGGTTCGAGCGGCAGCGGCAGAAGGAGGCAGCGGGGAGGCGGATCGCCAGGCCGGCAATCCGTCACTGGGGTGAGACGATTCCCAGCTCCCCGCCGCCGGCAGCATGCCGTGGCTATAGATTACGACGCGGCGATAAACCCGTGAGACGCGGTCACAGCCTACGGCGGTATTCGCCCCGCGCCCGGCCGGTGCGGGATACTTGCGGGTAGAAGTATCATCTTGCACTAGCAACAGTGTCGTGCTACACCATGGATGAAGGAGTTCATCCATGCCCGCTGATCCCGCCGACTACGTTGACCGCTTCACCTCGGCTGAGGTCTGTGCGGCAGCAAACATCACCCCCGCTACCCTGAAGAACTGGGTATCTCGCCGGCCTGCGGCGGTGCTGTTGACAAAGGAGGACCAAGTCGCCTCCGCGAAAGGCTCGCCAATCCGGTACAGCTTCAACCGCGTGATGCAAATTGCCATCACCGCCGAGCTGGTCCGCATGGGGTGGCAGCCTCGCCCGGCCGCTATGCTGGCCGTCCAGTTTAGCGATTTGGGCTTTGGCCCACTTGGCGATCAACCCGGCCGGGACCCAGGCGAGTTGTTCCCCACGGGCCGCACGGTGCTTATCGCTGATACTGTTCCGGCTGATGACTGCCCTGGCGGCAAGTGCATCCGGGTGGACGACTCAACACCGCTGTGCAGTGTGCTCTACGCCCATCCTGCCGCCGTGGTGGTGGACGTGTCGCGCATATGGATGACAGTCCGCGTGCAGCTTGGGCTGCCCCGGTCATGAGGTACGACCTTCCTATCCGCGTGCTAGGCGCCGAGCTTTTTGAGAAGCCGATTAGCGCCCGCGCTGGTTTTTGGCTCATGCGCTGCACGGTGCAGGTTGGGCCTTTCCTGCTGGTCGGTATCAGCCTGGGCACGTCTGCGAATGGCGGCGGGTTCTACCTGGGTCTTCCGACTGACCACCGGCTCCGCCGAGTGGCGATCCAGGACAATGCGTTGCGTGAGGCGGTCAAGGTCGCCGCGCTTGAGCAATACAAAGGGCTTGGTGGGCCTGAGTACCACTCCGCTGTACTGCTGCCGCTCGCGACGGCTCCCCCAGAACATGGAGCTTTCGCCCAATGAACACCCGTACCCTGCTTGAGAAGCGCGCTACCATCGTCGCTGAGCTTCGCAGCCTGACCGCTAACGGTGCGGACCTTTCCGATGAACAGCGCGGCCGCTTCGACACCCTGAAGACCGAAGCCGACGCGCTGCAAGGCAAGATTGATCGTGCCGCCGTGGTCGATGATTTCGAGCGCCGCGTTGCCGGCAGCCCGATCATCGGCAGCGGCGACAAGAACTTTGACGGCGAACTCCGCAACTTCAGCTTGGTCCGAGCTATCGCCTCGCAGGTGCCGAACCTGAACGTCGATGCCGGCCGTGAGCGTGAGCTGTCGCAGGAAGTAGCGCGCCGCGCGGGGCGCAGCTTCCAAGGCATGGCGGTGCCAATGGCGGTCTTTCAGCAGCCGGTGGAACAGCGCGTGATGACCACCGGCCTTCCCGTCAACGGGCCGGGTTCCAACCTGATCGCTACTGATTTCCGCGGCGATCAGTACATCGATTTGCTGCGCGAGGCGCTGGTGGTCCGTGGCCTCGGGGCGCGAATCCTGTCCGGCCTGGTGGGCAACGTCGCCATTCCCAAGGCGAAGACCTCCTCGACCGCGGCTTGGGTGAACGAGAATACCGCGATCCCGACCAGTGACATGGAGTGGGAACAGGTCAGCATGACGCCCAAGCATGTGGGTGCCCGGACCGAGTTCAGCCGGAACCTAATCCTCCAGTCCTCGCCCGATATCGAGGCGCTGGTGCGGGCAGACTTCGCCGCCGTACTCGCGCGCGAAGTGGACCGAGCTGCCATTATCGGCACTGGTGTCGCTCCCGAGCCGCGTGGCGTGCTGAACACCTCCGGCATCGGCAGCGTTGCCATGGGCACGAACGGCGGCGCCCTGACCTATGACGCTGTGGTGGATCTGATTGGTCAGGTGGAGGACAACCACGCGGCCGGTGCCAACATGGGCTTCCTCGGCAACCGCCAAACTAAGCGGGCGGTGATGAAAATGAAGGACACGACGGGCATCCCCTTGGGCGCCAACGTGGTCTTCCAGGGCATGAAGCAGGTCTACACCGACATGCTGCCGAACAACCTAACCAAGGGCAGCGGCACCGGCCTCTCTGCTCTGGTCTATGGCAACTGGGCCGATCTCCTCCTCGGCTACTGGAGCGAGTTCGACCTCCTGGTGAATCCCTATGAGGGCGTGGCCTACAGCAAGGGCAACGTCCAGGTGCGCGGCATGGTCACTATGGACGTGGCGGTGCGGCACCCGGAATCGTTCGCGGCCATAAAGGACATTGTCGCGTAATGTCCCCGGCCCGTTTCCCTGACGGGCTGGAACGGCGCGCAGCCATGGAGCTGCGCGCCACCTCCGGCCGGCGGTTGGAAGGGTACGCGGCTGTCTTTGACAGCCCCGCTACCATTGCAGAGTTCTCAGAGACAATCCGCGCGGGCAGCTTCCGCGCATCGCTCGCGTCTGGTGTCGATGTGCTGGCACTGGTGGACCACGACCCGTCACGGCTGCTGGCGCGCACCAGCAGCGGCACCCTGCGGCTTCGGGAAGATGCCTACGGGCTGGCTTTCAGCCTGGACGTGCCGAACACGCAGCTTGGCAATGACGTGCTTGCGCTGGCCGAGCGGCGTGACCTCGGCGGCATGTCCTTCGGCTTCCGCGTGAAGGATGAGGCATGGCCAGCGAAGAACCGCCGCGAACTCCGGGCGGTGGACCTGGTGGAAGTGTCCATCGTGCAAAGCTTCCCGGCTTATTCTCAGACTGTCATATCGGCCCGCAGCGCGGCGCTCGCGGACCTGTCCGGCGCGCGGCTCCGGCGCATCGTGGAGGCGCTGTGATGGGCGTCCTGCATCGCCTGGCGGGCGCCCTGGGCTATGAGCGGCGCAGCGCCACCAGCAACAGCTACGCCGCGGCCTTCGGCATCCGTCCTACCGCCTCGGGGCAGTACGTCAACGCCACCCTGGCCGAGAACTTGGCCGCGGTGTCGGCGTGCATCGGGGCGATATCAAGCGCGATGGCGAGCCTGCCGGCCTACGTCTATCGCGTAGGGGCTGTTGGTCGGACAGAGGTGCCGAACCATCCCGTTGCCCGGTTGCTGCGACGCCCGAACGGCAACCAGACCTGGCCGGACTGGATGGAGTGGACCATGGGGCAGGTGCTGGCCCATGGGAACGCCATCAGCGCCGTGGAATACGACGGGGCAGGCCAGCCTACCGCCCTGGTCCCGATCCACTGGGGCAACGTGTCGGTGTCCGTGCTGCCGAGTGGCCGGCTGGCCTATGACGTGGTGCAGTACGTCGCGCCATGGGGCGGCACTGGCAAGCCTCGCCGGTTGCTGGATGGCGAGGTGTTCCACCTCCGGGATCGCAGCGACGACGGCTTGATCGGGAGGAGTCGCATTAGCCGCGCCCCCGACGTGATCGGCAACGCCATGGCACTGCAGGAGTACAGCGGCAACGCGTGGCGGAATGGCGTCACGCCCTCCGGTGCCCTGGAGATGCCCGGCAGCCTTGGCAACGAGCAGTTCAACCGGCTGCGGCAGATGTTCGAGGAACGGCACGCGGGCACAAGCAACGCTCGTCAGGTGCTGATCCTGGACAATGGCGCCGCGTGGAAACCCATGTCGGTGTCGCCCGAGGACGCTGAAATCCTGTCCTCCCGCAAGTACGGCGCAATTGAGTTGGCCCGCTTATTCCAAGTGCCGCCGCCAATTATTCAGGCTTACGAGAACAACGCCTTTACTTCCGCCCAGCAAGCCTCGCTATGGTTCGCTCAGCTCACGCTCGCGCCGTGGGCTACCAAAGTTCAAGCCGAATTTTCGCGCAGCGTCTTCGGTGAAGGCGATCACTCGCTGGAAATCGACCTCTCCGGGCTGATGCGCGGCGACTATGAGGCGCGGTGGAAGGCGAATGTCGCCGCGGTAGCGGGCGGAATTTTGTCCGCCGACGAGGTCCGGGAAATGGAAGGATGGAACCCGCGGGGTACGGCCGCAGCGGTAGCCTGACATGCAAATGGCGGCCTTGCCGGGCCGCCATCGCAAAACCAAGCCGGTTGGCGCCGGCGATATCCTGGCCGCTAGGGGGCGGCCGCGCATGAAAACACCGTTGAATGGTGCCCACGCTGTGGGAGATGAATACCACGCCGCTGCCAATGCAAACAAGCACCTGCAGCACTAATGAACATCAGTGAACGCTTCGCATGGGTGCGCGCCGTGATAGCCGCGCAGCCCCGTGCCACGCTCGCTGAGGTGGCTGTCGCGGTCACACTGGCAGAGCACTTCAACTTTGATCGTGGCGGCGCCTGGCCGGCGCAAGAGACTATCGCCGCGCTGACCCGCATGACCCGCCGCACCGTCCGTCGGGCGCTGGTGACGCTGGAGGATCGCGGCCTGATTGCGCGCATCCGCGATGGGGGGCCACGCAGCAGCACCGTGTTTACACTGGTGATGCCGCTAGATGGCGCTCCACAGCGCCGTCAGACGGCGCCACACAGCGCCATCAGCGGGCGTCCTACAGCGCCATCAGATGGCGCTCCACAGCGCCACGAACAGGTAAGTTCCCGTAGTGAAAACGTAGGGAACCTGTACTGCGCCAATGGCGCGCGCTCCGCTTACGCTACGCGCGCCCCTGGCGCAGGGAAGAAGTCCCGTCGCCCAACTTTAGCTACTCCGGTACGGCTGTAGGAGATGGGCATGGCGAAGACTAAGACCGCTGCGGCGGCCCAAATCCCGCAACCGACCTTTGCTCAATGCAATATGGATTGCTGGGACGATGAGACGAACATGCCCGATACGGCATCGCCTTATGACCTCGAAGATTATGAGGTTATGGCAATCGTCAAAGCAGACATTGCAGCCTTTAGCAAATGGCGCGACATCCAGGATGATAAAGCAGAGGCCCCGGCTCGGCAGGCATATGCCGAGCACGTGGCCAGCTATTTGGTTGGCGTCTTCCCCGGCGCCCGCGTCAATACCAAAGCTTACGCGGCTGCGGCTGGTGAGGACCTGGCAGGCTTCAGCGCCGATATCGTTAAGCTGGTGGCGCAGCGGGCACGGCGCACACTGAAGACGCTGCCGTCCATAGCTCAGTTGTACGAGATGGCGACCATAGAGCAGTCCCGTCGTATGCGGCAATGGAACGCTTATAAGGAGGCGCTGAAAGCCCATACCTTTGCTATTGCTAAAAGTAAGGTTGATGCTGACCGCGTAGCCGAGAAGGTTGCCGCTGCTGGTCTGCCTTCAGTGATAGACGCGGCTGCGATCCTCCGCTTGTGCGACATCATCACCCTCTATCCGTTTATCGCCACGAGTTGTTCTTCTCCCCGCGGTCGGTTGTGGCGCGCCATTCTTCAGCGCCTTGAGCGGGGTGATGCTGCAGTTGCAGCCCTCGCTACTGACCTCCTCGGAGTCGATCAGCGGCATCGTTCCCTATCGGCTGATGCCGAAGCGCGGGGCGAAGATGATGCTAGTTGGAGTGAACGATATAGCGAATGGGACAGAGAGTCGGATGCCATTCTTACGCTGCTGGCCGAAGCGGTTGGGCTGACATGGCAGGGTTTCTACTCATGAACGAGCGTTATCCACAGGTGAAGCGGCGCCACGCCTCTAGGATTCTTTTTAGGTTTCAGGATTCAGGGGCAATTTTTTCTCCTGTAATCAACGGCTTATCCTGTGGAAATGTGAGTGATTGGGGGTGTTTCTATGAGTAATTGGGGGAGTTGGGTGGGTGCGGCAGTGAGTGATTGGGGGATGGTATGAGCGATTGATACTTAACTCACCTCATAGTATTATGCCGGAATGGCAACTACGCTCAAGCCTACTACTCATCCTCGAGGCCGCACCATGCGGGCCGCCTTTCAGCGCACTCGAACGGAAGGCGGCGACCCGGCAGTGCTAAAGCCCGGCGAGCTTGTCTCGGCTCGCTATCCTGACGGGACCACACTGACGGCTGCGGCCCGGAAGACGTGGGTCCTGCTGTTGCACGCTGCGGCCGGCGCTGCCGGCGACGATATCGAGCACTGCATCGCCAAGGCCACGCTTCGGGGGACACATAAGGACAACGATAGGGTTCGGCGCGTGCTGGACGAGCTGCAACGTGTCCTGCTTCGCATCCCCGTGAAATCACCGCGCGGCAATGATGCTGTACTGGTCGCGCCGATAATCTCCCAGCGCATCGAGGAAACAGCCGACGACGCCCGAGGCATGGTCTGGTGGCGCTTCAGCGAAGCTATGCGCCAAGTGATTGCTGCCAGCGACCACTACGCTGAGTTGCACCGACAAACGCTGCTGTCATTCGAGAGCCGGTATGCGGTCACGCTGTACGAGTTGGGCGCGATGCTCTACCGCCGGCAAAGCCCTGTTTGGCGTGGAACGCTTGACCAGCTCCGTGAGCAATTCGGCGTCCCTACCGGGAAGCTCCCGATGTGGGCTGATTTGCGCCGGTTTGTGGTGGAACCAGCAACCGCCGAGGTGCGGCAGTTGGCGCGGTTCGACCTTGATTGGGAGGCGTTCCGTCACGCAGGGAAGGTGATCGGCGTCGAGTTCCGCTTCTGGCCAAAGGACAGCGCAGCGCAAGAAGCAGCCCGAAGCGAGGTTGATAGGCCACGTGTAGGACGCCGCGCACGCCGTGAGGGGACAGTCGAACGGGTGGTGGACCCTGCATTGCAGGCCGCACTAGACGCGCTCAAGGCCGGCGACCTGCCGCCTCGTAAACGGGGTGCCGACCGATGAGCCGCGACCCGTACTACAACACCCGCGCTTGGCGGCGGCTTCGGGAGCAGTGCCTCTCTGCCTCGCCCCTGTGCGTCACCTGTGGCGCCCCGGCTGTGGTGGCTGACCACATCATCCCCCGCAGTGCGGGCGGCGCTGACAGCCTGGAGAACCTGCGCAGCCTATGCCTGCACCACCATGCACAGCGCCGGCATGGAGGCGAGCCTATCCTGAAGGGCTGCAATGCGGCTGGAACACCGACCGACCCGCGCCACTGGTGGAATGACGCGCCAAAAAATCTCTCAGGGCTGAGGCGCGCAGACCGTCGTCCAGAACCGGAAAAGGTTATGCCTACCCGCTTTGCAGGGCTCGCCTGATGGGCCAGCGTGGACCCGGCGCCCGGCCGATTAAGCGGGCCGCAATCGCCCCCGTGGCGCCCCCTGTGGC